CATTGATCTTGTGTTCAAGTTTATTCCTTCTCGTATTGTTCATGGTTGTTGGCGTTGTGCTGTCGATGTCGCCACTTGCCCTTTCCACCGTGTCGGTGTGAGTTCCTCTTCGTTGCTGCAGACGGAACCTTCCAATTTTATTTCGTTATAAATTTTTTTAGTTAAGGGTTTCCATGTCTTCCCGTGTTTCCGTCAAGAAGCGCTCGCGCAGTTCTTCTCGTCCTCGTGAGCTTGCTCGCGTTGCTGATCGCCGTGCCTCTGTGCGTGCTGCTGCCCAGGCCTTTAAGGCTGGTCGCGCCTCTGTTCCATTGTTTCGTAGCAATGAGCTTAAGGGCGTTGATTATGGTGTTGTTGATGGCACTAATCTTACTCCTGACCTGACCAACAATGATGGCATTTACTTTATGGGTCCCTTGTACACTGGCTCTGGAGGCTTTAATCGCGTGGGCCGCAAGATCCGTATTAAGAGTGTTCGTGTTCGTGGTGATATTCGTTCTTCCTATTCTTCTGTTGGTGGTGTTGCCCCTTCTTGCATTGTTCGTATGTCCATTGTCCATGATGCACAGCCTGGTGGTGGGGCAATTCCCGATTGGGACGATATCTTTTCGTCCACTGCTGTCAATGGTGCTGAATTTCAGGAGATTTCTTCTGGAGTCAAGCTTTCAGCAACTGGCCGCTTCCGCGTGTTGCGTGATTGGACTATTCCTATCTTCTTTACTGGTGGTGGTGTTCAGGACATTGAGCATCGTTACCACTACGATCAGTATATCGAGTTGAAGGACTTTGAGACCACTTTCCGTGCGGACCCCAGTCCTCCTGCTCCCGTTCAGTATTCTGATGTTCAGAGCAACGCTTTGCTTTTTGTTGTCCGCTGCTCTACTAATGCCAACTTTTCTACACTGCAGTTGTTTGATACTACTATGCGCATGCGCTATAGCGATTAAACTTTTTTGGCGATGAGTGGGTCGCCTTATCGTACTATTGATTCTTTTGAAAGTCTTCAGGGGTTTATTACTCCCCGCCTGCAAGCGGCCCTCCGCGCGCAGGCGAGGCTTCCCAAGCCTCGTCGGCGTGAGCCTCGTCCGCAATTCCTCAAGAAGTTCGGCAATCCTGACCATCCAGGTTATGGTGGTGGTGACTGGCCTTTTGATCTCAAGAAGGCCTACGTTGATTCATACTATCGTGCTGGTATTCGTAAAGCTATGGCTGCTGATTGGACTGCTCAGAATTGGAAATATTATGCTCGCTTGTTGTATCTTGACATGCTTGAGACTCTTTTAGCCCTTCATGACCCTTCCTTCCATACCTGACCGAAGGGCACGGGTGGGCGGGTGGGGGATGGATGGTGGCTAGCCAGAAGTAAATTTTGTTTATTTTCTTATTCTTTTTATTACTGGTTGCTTTGCTCGTGTTTGCTGGCTCAAATAGTTCGCGTATGTTCTGCACATTGCAATTTGTCGTTCTACGCTCTCTACTCCACATCTTGCGAAGTATCGTCTCAGATCCACACTATGATCTTCTTCTTCTTCGGCGTCGGCTCTACATAGTAGGCATTTACCACAGTTCTTCTTCCCGCAGTCCAAGAGTGCTCTAGCCTTAGCACGTACTTGACTATAAGTAGGCCTCCCGACTCCTATCACGTCGTATTGCTCTAAATTATTGCCGTCTGGGTCTTGTTCTGGTCCTGCTTCCTCTTCTTCATCATCATCTTCGCGATCTTCGTCGTCGTCCTCCTCATATGGTTCTTGAGTTGGAAGCATCTCACTTGCTCTTCGCAAGTCGTACGTTACTTTTCGAATGTTGTCTTCTTCATCCCCCTCGGGCATAGGTCCGTAACCTTCTCCAAAGTACTTCTCATTCACGCTCATGTTGTTTATAACAGACCCTCTTAGCGACCTATGTTACGAGAAGTTAAAATTAACGATTTGGTTTTGTGCGAGGTGGAAATTTCTTTATCTTTTTCTACTTATTTTTTCCTCTTTTTGAAAACGCGATAGCGTTTTCCGGAAGTGCCGGCATAGTATTACCCGGCACTTCCGTAGTTTTGTAGTTTTTATAAACCCCTGTCAGGGTCACTTGTTATGGACCCTGTTGAAGACGAACGTGTCCCCCAGCACCGCAACGTGTGTTTTACTGTCTTTGGTGCTGAAGGAACTGACTTACTATTGCTTGATCCTTGGTCGTGGCCCCATATGAAGTATTGCATTTTCTCGCGTGAGGTGGCTCCTGACACCGGGCGCGAGCATTTCCAAGGTTATGTTGAGTTTACTCAACCTAAGACTTTCTCGGCACTTCATTCCAAGTGCGAGGGGCTTGAGATCGCTCATTTTGAGCGTCGTCGTGGCTCTGCCAAGCAAGCTATTCATTATTGCCTTAAGCCTGAGCCTGGTTGTTACTGTAATGTCTGCTCCTCTGAGCGTTCTGTTCCCACGCATGTGGAGGGTCCCTTTGAGTTCGGTGAGAAATCTGTTCAAGGTCAGCGTGCTGACCTTATTACTATTAAGCGAGAACTTGATGCTGGTAAGTCCCTCAAGCGTGTTGCCATGGATGATGAGTTGTTCCCCACGTTTATCAAGTTCCCTAAGGCTCTTGAGACTTATAAGCGTTGGACAACGCGTCCTCGTGACTTTAAGCCTCTCGTTATTCTTTGTGTTGGTCCCCCCGGGACTGGTAAGTCCCGTTTTATGCTGCAACTTGCTAATTTTCTTGGTTCTGTGTACCTTGTTCCAAGCAAGCACACGGGCTTTTGGTGTGATGATTACATGCAAGAATCCGTTTTCTTTATTGATGAGATGAATGGTGACAAGATGACTCCAGAATTCTTTAATGGGCTTGTTGATCGATATCCTTTTGTTGTTCCCTCTCATGGGCAAGCTGGCCACCAGCTTACTTCTCGTTATATCTTTATATGTTCTAATTATTCTCCTAAGTACTGGTGGAAGAAGCGCTCTGCTGTGCAACTTAAGCAGACCCTTCGTCGCATTGATCTTGTGTTCAAGTTTATTCCTTCTCGTATTGTTCATGGTTGTTGGCGTTGTGCTGTCGATGTCGCCACTTGCCCTTTCCACCGTGTCGGTGTGAGTTCCTCTTCGTTGCTGCAG